CATTTAGATAGTGAGCAAGCATCCGTAACTCTAGTGAGCTTGCGTCGCTACCAAGAAGAATATAATTATCAGAGCTAGTAGTCCATACATCTCTGCACTCCTTTCCGTAGGGCGAATACACAGCAGGTATCTGTGCCATATTGGGTGATGTGTGTGCCATTCGTCCTGATATTGTTCTAAGTGTTAGCACCTTGCCGTGAACCTTGCCATCATCATCGACATGCTCAAGCCACGACTTAATCTGTGATGCACGTTTCTCAAGCATAAGGTATCGTGCAATCAGTTTAGCTTCGGGTATGTCAAGTTTCTCTAACACTTCCTCTGCTACAATAGGTTGCCCCTTCTCTGTGTGCTTCTGTGGTTGCCAACCTAAGTCCATAAGACGTTCTGCTATCTGCTTACGTGACGCAGGATTGAACACAGTAACCTTGTCCTTGAGTCTGTTACCTGTCTTTTCAGAGTAGCGTTGCTCTACGATAGGCTTGAACACATCCTGTAGCTGTTGTTTAATCTGCTCTGATTCGTCTGTCAGTTTAGCAAGTAACTGCATAGCCTTTGGTTCGTCAAGGGCAAAGCCATTCTCTTCCTGCCTGTCAATGATAGCACGTATCTGATGCTCAAGCTTGATGCTACGTGGACTAAACTTCTTTAGTTCAGGTACTAGTGTAGTGTACACCTTTGCTGTCAACTCCACATCACGGATACAATACTTCAACATCTCGTCACTGTATCTTGAGAAGTCCTCGAACTCAATCTTAGCGAAGCCAAGCTTCTCACCCCAAGCTGCAAGTGAGTGACCACCTTCACGCATCGGGTCTGCAAGTTGTGATAGCAATAATGTATCACGTATCTTAGACAGTGGGATGTTACAACCTAGTAATCTTTTAAGAACAGGAGCATCAAAAGACACGCCATTATGCATGACCAGAATGTCGGACTGTTCCAACAACGGCTTGCAGTGTTCCATATTCTTTTGTGTAAAGGTATATATGCGGTCATCATCTAAGTCCTTTGCTACGATACAAAAGATTTCTTTTGCATCTAAACTGTCTGTCTCAATATCAACTACTAGTCGTTTCAAAATAAATCAACTCCGCTTTCTCGTAAGGTATGTGGAAGAAGTGTTCACCCTTAATAATGTTACGTCCCTTGGCTTCCTTTACTTCTGACTCTGCAACTACGTTGTCCTTGATACGCCACGCTGCCTTGCGGTCAGAGCGTAGGATGTAGAAGTTAAAGAAGCCATCAGCATCTGCAACCTTGTTAATCAGTTTGTGTTTGCGGTATGGAATACGTATCTCTTTCCAATCAGGATTCCAATCACCCTTCCACCCATACTTTATTTCAACCTCACTGAAGTATTTATTATCGTTCTTTTCTGACTTAATGTCAACAGAAAAATCTTCATTACTGTCAATTATTTTGTGACCATTACGCACAAGGTATTCCATCACGATGTCCTTTGCTGGTGCGTCTGATGTCTCGTAACGCTGACGGCTGAATGGTATATTAACTGCTCCTTGTATTGGTTTAAGTGACATAATTGCCTCTCCTTTTCATATTTTCATGTTGACTTAACCACTGCAGGTTCTCAACCCTATAGTTATGTAAGTCTCCATCTATGTGGTCAACAGTTGACTTTAAGTCGGGGTTATCATTCTTTAAAAAGTAAAGAGCAACTAGGTTATGCATATAGAATGTCTTACCAGCTACACTCACAGACGGGTAAAGATTTCTTGTGTAAGTAGGTTTAAGGTTTACTCCTGTTTTAGTTTTGACGTAGGGTAAACCATCAGGATTTCCTTTTTCATAACGAAAAATATAATAGCTTTCCTTTGGTAAGTTACTCAAGAAAATAATTCTATTAAGATTATGTTTAGAATAATAATTAGTTGCCTCTGTAAATGTAAAGGATGGCTCAGACATGTCGCACATTGGATGGTCTAGGTAAGCCTGTTTAAGTTCTTTCGGAAACAAATCTAACTGCATCATAGATACTCCTCTACATCAATGGTTTCAAAGTCTTCTGCATTAGGGTCGTCAATCTCAGTCATACGTCCAGTCTCTCTGTCATACAACAGATAAGCACCGATGCCTGTCTCACCTGCATACCTGTTCTTGAGAACACGAACTGTGGTGGTGTTGGCTACGATAGGGTCGGATGCTTGTTGGTCACGCTCCATTGCAATCACTGCATCACTCAACTGTGCGATACTGTGTGAGCCACGAAGCATAGACAAACTAATCTGTACTCCCTGCTCCTGTCCCTTGTCACCACTGGCACGGCGTAGGTGGGACACAAGAAGCATACAGCACTGAGTCTCCTCAACCAATGACCGAAGGGCAGTCATCATCTTGTCGATGTTCCTACGCTCATCGTCACCCTCAAGGCCAGACACAAGAATGGATAGGTGGTCGATGATGATGTAGCGACAGTCAAGTGCTTTAATCATGTATCGAACACGCCCCAGTATCTCGTCAGTCTGGATAGAACCGAAGTGGTCAAAGGCAAACACACGGCCTGTGCCTACAGTTGCCCTTTCATATTGGTTAAGTAGTTCCTGTGGAATACCATCACGAACCTCGTCAATGTACAAACGCTTACCTGCTTCGACAGACATCAGGTGGAAGATGGTCTGCTTGACATTCTCCTCAAGGCTGATGATGCCGATGTTGCTGTCAGTGTTGTTGAGTAGGTGGTGTTCCAACTCACGGATGATGCTTGACTTACCAGCACCTGTGCCAGCAGTGAACGTCACCAGTTCACCTGTCCTCATACCATACAACATGTCATTCAATCCACTGTAAGGATATGGCACTGTCTCCCTGTTGTCTTTATCATACAAGCCATCGAAGTCCTTGAGGTTGACGATACCAGCAGGAGTGAATGCTTTTGCATCCCACCAATTCTTTGTGAACAACTCACGTTGGTTAGACTTGATGTACTCATTGGCATCCTTCATTGACAACTGCATGATGCGGCACTTGTTAGGCTCAAAGATTTGAGCGACAGCTTCTGCTGCCTTCTTGCCGTGTTCGTCATTGTCGAAACACAAGACGATGTTGTCGAAGTTATTTAGGTATCCAAGCTGTGCCTTGACATCCCTGACTGCTGACTGTGCGCCGTTACGGACAGACACCACAGGCCACTTGCTACCAAGCATTTCGTATGCAGACAACGCATCAATCTCACCTTCTGTGATGGTGATGTACTTACCACTCTGTCTGAACAAGTGCTGACCAAACAGTGTGGCATTGTTCATGTTGCCTTCGGCGTGAAAGTTCTTGTCAGGGTGGCGCACCTTGTTGGCAATGTGATTGTTGTTGTTGTCGTAGTATGGATACACATGCTTTCCATTCATCACAGTAACACCATAAGCACGGCAGGTTTCCTGTGAAATCTTGCGGTCTGGCAGTGCTTGTAACTGTCCCTGTGACAAAGGCTGTCTAGTTTGTGGTTGCTGTTGTATCGTCACAACATTATTCCTTTCCTTGTTGGGTGAGGTATAAGTCTCACATGAGAAGCACCATTGGCTTCCGTCTTCGTATAGAGCATTAGCATCTGATGACCCACACTTATCACATGATGTGTGTCTAATCAGTTTGCTTTTGATTTGGTCTAAGTGCATTCTTCAATGTCTCCGTTGTTGTGTTTGTGTCGCTTATTATATCCGAATCGTTTTCAGTGTCAACCCCCTCTTCTGGAAATTCTTGTTCCAAAAGTTTCATCAGGGTTGCATATCTTTGCTTGATGTATTCAACAGACCTAGGCATCCCTTGTATAATACTCCCCAAGCATTCCATCTTCGTCATACACATGCATCACCCCATCGGGAAGTCTATTTGTTTTAAGACCTATCGCTGATGCAAGAGTCTCACGCATGTCTAAGAACTCCTTAGTGGTTGGGAAATCTCCTAAAGAAGATACGCCATTGCGTCCTTTATAAAAACATTTAACCATTTAATACCTCTTAAAATTATCTTCTGGATTTCTTTTAGCCGCTTGAGTTTCTCTAATCTTTTTCATAGCTTCTTTGAAGGGCAACCTCTTAACACCTTTGGTTGTTTCATTTTGCATCTTGATTGCTTTCTTACGCATCTTACGTTCCTCTGTATCTTTAATCATAATCATGCTCCGCATCTGCTACTTCAAAGGCAAAGCCTACAGCCTCGCCGTACATATCATCAGCCTCTTCGCTCGCCAGCTTCTTCGCTTCCTTTTGCGAGTAGCCTTCATCAAGATACTGATGATACAATTCTCTAAACAAAGTTCGTTTGTCTTTATCCCATAAGTTTTTAGTTTCTCTTTCCATTAGTTAATCGGATGCTCCTCAAATGTTTTCTCAATCATTGCAATCTCAATCTCTTCTTCTTCAAGTGTGCCATACTCTAGGAATGTCTTCTCCTCTGACGACAGGTCAGGGAAACAGAAGGACATAGCACTACCCCTCTGCCAACGTCTGATGTGTTCGTAACTAATGGGTAAGTCCATTATGTTTAAATCACTTGAGTATATTGAACGCCTAATAATTTTCATCGCTCCACCTCGCTTCTTCTTCTAATATAATTGCATTGCCATACACAAAGGTTAATGCGTTAGCACTCTCACTGTTCAGTATGGCTGTAGCCTCTTCGTTTATAGGTGTAGATGATGTAGGTGTATGAGCAAACAGAAGTTGCCTATCACCTTCAAGCACCATCATCTCAACATCAGAGCCTACAAAACTCTCCGCAACTATGCGGCTAGGTTTCTCGTGTGCTTGGTTACACAACACAAGTATCGCTGTAGATTTTTGAAACATGTTATTCCCATCTGTAAAAAAGGTGGTCGTTAATCCTAACAATAAACTTCTTACCCGAAGCCCACGCAGGTGATA